GAGTGCCGTGGTCACGGTGCGCGGGTTGCTGAGTTGCTTGCCGGTCGGCTCCCCTCCAAGCTCGCCCATCCGGTAGGCGTAGCGCTTGGCGGTTTCCTGCGTCCATTCCAGAACGACCTCGCGGCCTGCGATCTTGACGGGGTGCGTCATGGATTAGGCGGAGTAGGTTTTGACGCCGTCGATTTTGCAGGAGATGGAGAAGCCGACCGCGTCCTCAAGCGGGATGTCCTCGCTCATCCCGCCGATGACCGCGTTGAAGCCGATGGTGGCTGCATTCGGCAGGGTGATGACGAACGCCTTGCTGGCTCCGGTGTTGGCCCGCAGGTAATCCTGTCCGGCGTCGGCGGCGTCGAACTTGCCGGAAAGTTCCAGCGTGCCGTTGTCGATGAGGCCGGAAACGAATTCCTTCGCCGTGCTGTCGTGGGTGGTGATGTCGATGAACGGAACGTCCGCGCCGGAAAGCGAGATGTCCGTGAGTTTGCCGATCGCCGTCGCGTTGACGGTGACGGCGGTTCCGAATGATTTGGTTTTAGCCATGGTGATGATGTCTGTTTCTCAACAGTCGGTTTTTTGTAGTTAGGTGTATGCGGAGACTCGATATTCGGCAATCTGGCCGAAGAGGTTGGTGGGTTCGTCGTGGGTGGAATTCTCGCCGACGAAAACGAGGGAGACGCTGGAACCGCCAGCCAGTTCATCCCCTTCGAGGTCGGCGGCAAACGCGGCCATGACGTTGACGGCGGACAGTTTGGTGGTCGCCCAACAGGAGAACTGGACGAGCGGGAATGTGAGCGAGCGGTCGCCGTCGTGGCTGGTCTCGCTGCTGGTGCTGATGGTCTGCGCGACGATGTAGGGCGCGACCGCCGATCCGTCCGCCACATCCCAATAGAACCGGTCTCCAATGAGCGGCGCGAGGGTGGCACCGGCGAGAATCGCGGCAGTGATGTCGGATTGATAGCTCATCGGCGGGCGAGGCGCGCTGTTACGCGGGTTAGGTGTTGGTCCAGTCCCGCGGCCATGGCTTCGAGGACGGCGCCCGCGGCGGAGTCGATGGCGGGGCGGATGAATGGCCTGGCGGCGGAACGCGGGGTGCCAGTCTCCACATACCAGGAGATCTCTTGGGCGTCAGCCAGCTTGTTCTCCTGAAACGTGCCGCGCTTTCCTTTGGCGGCTCGCTCGCGTTTGCGGCCGGTCTTGCTCTTTCCCTTGAACCCCTTGCGCGGTCCCACGCGCGCGCTGATCCATCCGGCGCGGTTGGCGTGCACGCTGACCCCGAGAGACTTCTTGAGATTACCCGTGTCCACCGGAACCTTGGCTCGCGCCGCGGCGAGGATCGGCTTGCCACCCGCACGCAGGACCGCCTTCTCGGCGGACTTTTGCAGTTCCTTCGGGAGATTGTCCAGCGAGCGCATGAGATCGCGCAGCGATCCCTTGTCGATGGTGATGTGTCCGTCGAATGCCATGGTTAAGGATTAACAAGTGCTTGCACCGCGCGGGCGGTGATGAGGAGCGATTCTTGGCGGCCTTCCTCGTCGATGCCGGTGATGTCGTAAAAGCGGAGCTGGTAGAAAACGCGATGGGTGCCGCTCGCCAGTCCGGCGCGGTGGCGAATGCGGAACTGCCGCTCCTCGGTGGCGCGGTCTGCATCGGCAACGGTGGCCTCTGTCTGCCGCACGCGGACGGCTTCCGCCCAGCAGGAGAACGAGTCAACCCACGTCTCCACCCGCCCGCCCACGGCGTCCTTGGTGAGCGTGCGGACTTGCACCGTGATCCGCCGGTCGAGCTTGCCGGGGTTCATGCGAACCTCCCTTCGATTCGGCTGTGCTCGATGAGGTTTTGAAGGGTGAAGGGGATCTCGTGGCAGCTTGCGAAGGCGACGGGTTTGCGCTCTTCATACAGATGCGCCACCAGCATTTTCGCGGCGTGCTTCCAGATGGCTGGCGCGGGATTGCCTGACGAATGGCCGGCGACGAAGGTGATCTGGATGGCGTCGGCGCGATCGTCCACATCCGGCCACGAATCGAGCGGCTGGAGCATCCCCGGCTCGGTGGTGGTGATGATCCTGTAATCATCCGCGCTCATGGTGGTGAGGGCGGTCGCGTCTGGCGCGTAGTATTTGACGGACGAGACCGAGACGAGCGGGGAGCGGCCGAGCTTGATCGTGCCTTGAGCGTCGCCAAGCGCTGCCCAGGAATCCGCCACGCAGAGCAGCGTGGTCGGGGTGCCGATGCGGCCGGTCACCTCGCCCACGTAGTCGCAGGCGACGGCAATCAGCGCCTCGATGTAGCTGATGTCCTCGGCACTATCCACGCGCAAATGATCCGCCGCCGCCGCGTAGTCGATCGCTTCGGGGATTGGTCGGCTGATGGTGGAAAAGTGCGGGCGCATTGGTTACTTGCGGGTCTTGAGGGTTGCCGTTTCGGCGGCGGCGGCTTTCGGGCTTCGCGCGGTTTCGATAGGCGTGGCCTGTTGGGCGGCGACCTTCACGGCGCAGCGGTCGGCAATGAGGAAGATAGCATCCGAATCCTTGATTTCGTGGACGCTTCCTTTTTCGCGGTGCTCGCTGTAAACGGCCACGTTGCGGAGAAATTTGAGTTTCATGACGGGACAAAGGGAGGGGAGGGCGGCGGAATCGCCACCCTCCCCGGTTAGGTGTTATCAGGCACCGAGGGCGTCGAGCATTGCCGAGAACGACTTCGGACGGACCACGCCGCCGTCGTAGTAGGTGTTGGCCACCAGGGTTTTCATGCCGAGCTTCGCGTTGGTGCTGTCGGTGATGAGCTGGAGGTTGAGGCCGCCCCAGTAACCGATCACGTAGTCCGCGAAGTTTCCGAAGAAGATCGCGGAGCAGACGTTAACGCCGGTGGATGCGCCCTTGGTAAGGGTGCGGCTGATCGCGTTCGAGAACGAGATGCCGTAGCCGTTGACCGAGTTCGGGTTGCGGTCATCGAGCAACATGATGCTGTCGGTGGATGCAACCTTCGGCGTGGTCTTGAGCTTGCCCCGGATTTGACCGTTGGTAGCATAAGCGAGGCGGCCCATGAGGGCGTTGTCGGTGTCCACCTCGGTTTCGAGTCCGACGAGGTGCGCCCAGGTCGGAGCCAGTCCGTTGGTGCCACCCGCCACGCTGCCGATGCCGGAGGTTCCGGCGATGCCTTGAGCCTCGCTGGTGCCGCCGCCGTGGAAGAATGCGGCCTCTTGAACGGCGAGCATCTGGTTGGCGAGGTGGCTGCGAAGGATGGCTTCGATGGCCGAGCTGGACTGCATGAGCAGCTGGTCGGAGATGTCGATGAACGCAGGCAGGCGCTTCGGGGTGAGCGAGAGCATGCCGGTCGTCGGAGTGTATTCGCCAGCGGCTTCGTTCTCCGTCTTCTTGACCGGGACCGATCCCGAGATGATGCGCGGGAGGTCGAGGTTCCCGACGAGTCCTTCGAGCACCGTGGCACCGAGGCCGCGCATGATGGAACCGTTGAAGAAGTCATCGAGCAGCCCGCGCTTGTCGGTGGCGATGGTCATGCCGCCTTGGTCGAGCGTGGCGGTGGTGGTTCCCGTGGCGGTCACGTCGCGGCGTTCTCCGCGGGTGATGAGGGTAGGAAGGCTGAGGCCCTTGGCAGCGTAAACGCCGGCGGCGCGGGCTTCGCGCTCACCCTCTTGGTGCATTTCCAACTCCACGCCGTCGAGCGCGACGTTGCCGGATAGAGCGCGAAGTGCGCGGCCGATGTCGAAGCGGGCCACGTCGCGGCTTTCCTGTTTGGAGAGTTGCGCGGGAGCGGAGGATTCACGGGCCATCTGGCGCATTTCGGCGTGGATGGTTTGGTCGATCTGATTGATTTCAGATTCGATTCCCTCGATTTTTGTCGCTTCGTCCGCGTTCAAGGAACGGGATTCGGTGACGGTGGCGAGGTCGATGGTTTCACGGATTTGCTTATTCAGCGAGCCGCGCTTTTCTTGCAGTTGTTTCAGTTTCATGTGGTGGATGTCTGCTTCACAGCAGTCAGTTTTTTTGCGTTAGAGGGCAGGCTTGCTGAGTGAATCCGCTCGACGCTGCCAGTGCCGAATGGAGATGGTTTCATCAATGGGCGCCGGGGGGGCCGGTTCCTGTTGGGAAAGTTGGAAGGCCTGCAGGCTGCGGACGGCCACCGTGGCGTCCGGGTAGGCCGGGTAGGTGACGGGCGACACGTCGAAGAGCCGGGAGACCTTGGAGATGGTGCGCTTGATGAAGGTTGGACCATCGCCTTCCTGCCTTTCCTCCCAGCTCTGACCGTCTTTATTGACGGTAAAGGAGAACGAGGACTGGTCGATGTCGCCACGCCTGAGGCTCTCCATCAGGTCGCGGCCGGCGGACGTGTCCGGCGCGTCGAACTCATACCACAAGCCGCGGTCGTCTTGGCCGATCGCCAGCGTCCCCTCGCCGCCCTTGGAACGGGCGAGGATGAAGTTTGGATCGTGGTTGAGCAGCGCCCGCACGTCATCGAGCAGCACGTCGGAGAAAGCGCCGGGTTCGATGATCTCGCGGAACTGGTGGCTCGAGCTTCCGAGGTTCTCCGACTCGGCATTGAAGACTGCCGCATAGCCGCGCACGCGCGGCTTCTCAGTTTCAGCGGCGGCGCGGAGTTCAACTTGCCCCGTTAGGAAGCGGGTTTCGCGCTCTGGAAGATTGGCTTTCATGAGGTTAGATTTCTGTGGCGATGATTTGCACGCGGACGTCCGCAGTGTTCGCTTTTGCGTAGAGCGTGGCGGATGACGGTTGGAAAACAGTGAACCGGCCGGGAAGGAGCTTGGTTTTGAAGACGGTCAATCCACTATCTCCGCCGATCTCGATGTAGTTCGTGGCGTCGAGATTCTTGATGACCACCTCCCCCGGCGCGCCGGTGATGTCTCCGAAGGAAATCAGCTCGGCGGTCGTGCCGATGACCTGGGTGATGGAAACCAGATCATCCCCCGTCATCGTCACCTGGTTGGACGATGCGATGGAGATCTCCGCGCCGTTCTTGCGGGCGGTGAAGCTGATGGATTCGTAAATCTCGTTGGCCATTTATTCGGCGGGGGTGGGGGTTTCTTTCTCGGCCTTGGCTTGTGCCGCGCCGCCGGTGTTGTTGAACGGCAGGCTGTAATCGTCGCCGCCCTCGGCCGCTGGAATGGTGGGCTCGTCGAGCTTGCGGCGGATGTCGTTGACGCTGTAAACGCCGATGCCGCGCATGGTCTGGAAGTAAGCCGCCGTGTCCTGTCGGGAGACGCTGGCGATCTCGTCGCGGTCAAAGCGGAAATAGTAACCGGCGGCCTGTTCCTCGATGGTGAGCAGCGCGCCGTTCATCGCCTGCTCGAAGGCCGTGAGATGCGGGTCGAGGCAGAAGTTGAGGAATCCGAGGGTCTGCTCCTGGATGCCCGTGCCCCACGTGGTCGAGGCGGTCGAATCTCCGATCAGGAACGGAGGGATGCGGTAATGCCTAGCGATTTCCTGAAGCTCGAAGCGGCGGGATTCGATGAACTGCGCGTCCACCATCGACATCCCGTTCGTCTGCTTGAAGTCGAACTGCCCGTTGAGGATAGGCACCCGGCCAGCGTTGGCTGCGCCGGCGTGCTGCTTGTCCCACTCTGCGCGGGCGTCCTTGATCTTGTCAGATGGCAGGGTCTGCGATGAAATCAGATAGCCGGGGAACTGCGTGCCGTCGCGCATCAGCTTCCCGGCGGCGTGCGTCTGTGAAAGCGCGGTGCCGATGGACTCGCGGAGGATGGTGATGGGCGATAGGCCGCAGACGCCGTCTTGCGAAAAACCCTTGATGTGGAGGATGTCGCCGCTGTTGAGCTTTTCGCGCTCGCGGACGTGATAGACGATCATCGAGTTTCCGCCGCTGCGGCGGATCATCTCGGGGCGAACGTCGCAGGGGGCCAGCCACTCGATCGCTGTCGGCTCATAGCTGGAGTCCCGGAAGATGCGGGCGTAACCATTGCCGCCCAGCTCCTTGCCGGTCATCATCATCTGCCGGAGCTCGAAGGAGCTGTGGAGCTCGCAGGGGCGGCCACCCATGAGCTTGATGGAAGGATGGCGGGTGATGGGCTTCGGGCCGGTCTTGGTGCGCTGGTAGAGTTCCAGCGGCAGCTTGGCCACCATGTCGGAGAGCAGTGAGACGCAGGCGAGCACCGCTGAAACGCCAAGGGCGGATCGTTCGTTGACGGCCACGCCCGAGCCGGACGGCGCTTGCAGGAGGACGCTGAGATTGCCCGTCAGGTTCCCGGTCGTGGCGGCCGCGCCGCGGCGCTCTGGCAGGGCGCGGCCGATAGGTTCCAGCCTGACGGCCTCGGCGTCGTTAGGGGGCGCGGAGACTCGCGCGGCAGGGGACCAACCACCCCGCCGCGCGTTCCTTGAAAACAGAGCATGTCTCACGACATTCCCAAACACGGACGAACCGTTACCGCATCTCGGTTACAAATGCAAGTATATTGCGTTTAGAAACGCAGATTCACAAAAAACCCGGCGCGGGGGTTAACCGGGCCGGGGGGGGGCTGATAGGGTTAGCCGATCTGGGAGACGAGAAACCAGACTGCGAGAATCGCCAGCGGGAGGAAAATCACGACTCCCAGGCAGCCCATACAGCTTTGGAAACTATTCGGGGGATTTGTT